TCTTGGGCGTCGTTGAATGACAGTTGGCTGGTGTCGGTGTCGGCTAAATCGATGTTGCGTTCGGCCGCCATTGTTTCCAGCAATGTGATTTGTCCCTGGGTGGCTTTGCCAGCTGATCCGGTTTTGTTGGCGCGGCGCTCATCAAGCTGTTCAACCCGGGTGGCTGTTTCCTGCCGATTTCGCACCTCGTTGGCTGATGCCAGGCTGGTGCTGATGCCAAAACCCATGTAGCCGAGTGCGCGGCCCAATGCGCTCGTTGCGCCGTTGGCTTGTTCGGACAGTTTTGTGTACGGGGTGCGGCCAGGGAATGGTTCGTACATGTAGGCGGTGACGGGCACCGGGTCATCCGGGTCACGCGCCACAGTCACAGCACACTCAATGAACATTTGTTCACCGACCTGCACTGGGATCGGCCGGTGTTCGGTGATGCGCAGATCAGAATATTTGGCCAATGCTTGCGTGAGGCGTGTTTTTACGTCGACGTAATCGGAAAGGTCATAGCTCACGGGTTGGCCGCCTTCGCTTGCCAATATTCGGTGGTTTGTTCGGCGTCGCGTAACGCCCGGCGCAGACGGGTTATTTCCTCGTCCTGCATGGCGATCAGGTCGTTTCGGTTGTCGATCGTGTGCTGTAAGTGTTCGGCCCGGTCGCGTAATTCCTCGATTAGCCAGCGGCGTTGACGCCACATTTTTGCCAGGTTCATGCCGCTACCCACACTGTTGCCGGTGCGCCCCATCGGGTGTCGCGTTTTGTGCCGCTGTCGATCAGCCAGCCGTCTTTGACCAGTTCGTGTACTCGAGGGTTGACGCTGTTGGTTGGCAGGTTGGTGATGCGTTGTACGTCATCGGCGGTTAGGCCGCCGCGGGATTGTTTCACCAGTTCGTAGATGCGACGCCGTTGTGTACCAGAGCGCGGTAGTGCTCGAGCTGCGGCTTCGCGGCTGTTTTCGGTTCGGCCGGTGACCACGGTGCACCGGGTCAGTTCGGGTTTGGGTAGGGCGAACAGTGTGTCGTCGGCCCATTCGTTGGGGTTGTGGATGTGTCCTGGCATGTCGGGGTGCCTTTCACTCGTAACGGTTGTGATGTTCTTGGGCGCGTTGGGCGCGTTTGTGGGCGCGGCGTTCTTCGCAATCTTGGTACCAGTCGTCAAATATTTTGACGATGAACACAGCCAGCAATGCTGAGATGCCTACGGGTATGACGACTTTGATGAAGCCGTTAAGCATGGCGCAGCCTTTCGATCAGTTCGATGGCTGCGCGAATGTACGCGTAGTGGGTGCCGTTGTCCAACGCTCGGTCTTGCGCGACGAGCCACAGCCGATCGATCACGTCCTGTGCGGTGAGATCACCCACATACATGTTGCCGGGTACTGCGCGGATTCGTGTTGGCGTTTCGCCAAGGTCATTCATGTTGTCTCCTATTGTCGGGGATAGGTGTGTGGACTTTAGCAACTATGACGTGGGGGTGGTGGATGCACCGCGCCACGGTATCCAGCCGTGACGTTTCCACAGCTCGAGGCCGCCGCGTAGGCACGTGCGCAGGCTGGTGCGCAGCTCTGCCATGTCTGATTTGATGACGCCGGCGTTGATCAGAAAACGCCGATTCGACCCGTTGAGCTGTAGGGCGCAATGTGACCCCCCAAAAGGGTCAGCAAAGTTGATTGCCGAATTTGAGCATAAAGATTCCCGGGCGGCGATCCGACCGACCTCTTTCAGCTCTCGGACGGGCCAGCCGACTTGCCGCGCTACGGCCCGTACACGGGCACAGGCGGGGCTATCGGCGTCATAGTAGGCGTGGGATGGTAACGAGGCTGCCAGGGCTGTTGTGAGGGCTATGGCGGCCGCCGTAGCGGCGCGGCGCATCAGCGGATGGCCTCAATGGTGGGGTGCATGGTTAGCCTGCCTTTCTCGTCGGGTGAAATAACCCTAACGGCAGGTTTTTAGCCCTTGGTGTCAATCCACGCGCAGGTCAAGTTTTGTAACGGTTTTCCAATGCTTGACAATGGTTTGCGGGTCATCCGCCACGGCCGGCGACACCTCGATGTGGTACCACCGGGATGACGGGCCTGGCGTACCAGCGTTGTCGGTCGCTGTGTAGTCTTTGAACCCGCGGCCGATTCGATACCCGCGGCCCCACGTCTCGGTGCCTTTTTTGGTGGTGCCGGCGTAGTCGTGCAGCTCTTCAAGATAGGGGAAATTGTCGACGAGCCACAGCGCGACCTGGGCGGCGTTGGCAGGGTTGGCCCAACCGAGGTCTGCGGCGCGGCCGGTGCCGTGAACGCTCGGCCGATCCGATCCGCGCATTTTGCGCGGCCCCCAGGTGCCCAGGTTTCGGAAGCCGTACCGTTGCACAAGCAACTGCACGAGTTTCTCGGTGCCGGGTCGTTTGCCGGGCGCGTCGCCGTCCCATCCGGTGTATTTGCCGGTCATGCTGCCGATGGCCTCAACACCCGCAAATCCTCTGTAGCGGTTGCGGTGATGGCGTACAAGGTTTCGCCGGCTGGCAGAATCATTTGGAATGGCACTGCGGCTTTTTCGGTTGCCATGCCGTTGCTCGAGGTCACCGTCGATCCACCCAGGTACACGATGCCGTTGCCAACAACGTGAAGGTAGATCGTGCGCCAAGATTCGGCCGCGGCGACCACTTGGCTGGCTGTGGTCGTGACGGTGTGCGTTGAGCTGATCATTGGGTTTCCTCTTGGTCATCAGGGATGCCGTCCCCGTCGCGGTCTGCGCGGCCGCCGCTGGCGATCATGACGCCGGACAATGTGCCGGTTAGGAACATGACGACTGGTGACAGCAGTTTATACATTTCGGCGTCGTTAGGGTTTAGTTCGCTGCCGTTGACGACAAACAAGAGTTGCCCGAGCATGGCCGCCAGGCTGAATGCGAGGCAGCCGACGAGCACTAGGCCGACGATGAAACGGAGCCGGGCGTTTAGTTCCGCGGCGCTGTATCGGGTGCGCGGTTTTTTCAACATGCGGGTGTTCCCTCGACGGTTGTGGTGATGGCTGAATTATGCACCATTGCGCGGTTTTTGGTTCGGATGGTGGTTGACGGTGCTGCTGCACAGTCGCCGGGGAACCTGTTGACCGTACACGCGACCAGCGTGACGGTGAGCAGCGCCGCCACGATGGCGACGCGGGTTTTCATTCTTCAGTTGCCTCCTCGGGCGGTGTTTCTGTCCAACCGGACTCGATGAGCGCGGCGTATTCTTCTTCGGTCATTTCGCGGTGGATGGTTTCCCCGGTTGTGCCGTCAGTGATTGCGATGATTGGATTTGTCATGCGATCCTCAGTCCATAGACGCGCAGTGTTCCTGTGAGTGTGCCGCTAGATGGATAAACAGTTATTCCGTCATAAGCGGTCGTATTGTACAGAAACCCGCTAAATGTGTAGGTGTCGATTGTTCCGCCGCTCTGAATGTTTGTGGACGTTCCACGCGCCAATGTGTATTTGGCCAATTGCGGGTTATAGAGCCATGCCTCAAAAGACGTTTGCTGATTGGAAGAGTTACCCGCCTGAATCACCGTGGCCGTGTTACTTCCGCTGATCGACGGGCTTCCCAATCCAACATAGCTTTGCAGTTGAACATACCGATACCCAGTGGCTGCGTCAGTGCCACTAGCCCGAAAACGAATATTCATAACAACGTCATTGGCGCTGGTTAAGCCGTTCCAAGCGACAAAATAGTTTTCATACGTCGCTGTAAAACACGAATTGACAGACAAAGTTGCCGCAGCGCTTGCTGTGCCGGCGGTGATATACACGAGGCCGCCGTTGTTTAGGTAGGTGTTGGTGTCGGATGCGGTCAGAACTTCGCCGCTGGTGAATGTTTTGACTGCCATTTATGGGTACCCCAGTCTGTTTGTGTCAAGTATGCCGAACTGATTGCTGTTAAGGATGAATGCTTGACCGAGCGACGGCGCAAGATTCAATGTCATGGTCGCCTGATCCGGTGTGAACACGACCGCAATTTTTTGGATGATCGCGGTGACGGTTGTGCCTCGGAATGTCACTGTCGCGCCGCCGCCAAGGTAGGCGGGGCCGCTCGTGCCGGTTTGGAGCTGCGCGACCACCAGCCAGGTGTCATCCACATTGGTGTCAGTGCTGATCGTGAACGGTGTCGGCGTGGTAAGCGTGTTGAAAAGGTTATACAACAGGCCCGAAAGGGACGCGGCGTCGCCAGTCGTGGCGTTGTTTGTGTAGAAATCGAGGCTGTTGAATGGCGCGGTGCCCGAGGTGCTTTGGGTTGCCAACCCGTCCGGGTACACATTCACTTGGTTAAAACGTGTTTGGGCTGATGATTGGTAAGTGAGCCGGTTGTAGCGGATTGCGCCAGTGTCGGAAAACGAGGCGTTGATTAAACCCGCTGATGTGGATATGGCAAACAGTTTGGAACCAAAAACAGTGGATGTGTTGCGCTCATTGTCGCCATCGTCAACGTAATGCTGGCCGGTACGGCAGAGCTTGTTGATCACGTCGAACGCGCCTTGGCCAGGCAGTGAGATTGCGGAACCGTTTATCGAGCTGCCGATGTTGGGAATCAAAACCACGTTTGCTACGGAAAACACTTGGCTCATTTGTGTGGTCGTCACATCGGCTGCCAACGTGCCAGCCGAGGCAGAAAACGTGTATTGGGCGGTCATGCCCGTTCCGCCAGCTGCCGTAATAATAATCCGGTCACCTGGCGCTGCGCCGGTTGCGGTCGTGTACGGCATGTCATAAATGCGTTCAATGTCGGTAATTTGGCCGCAAAAATATGCTCGAGCGGTTGCCGAATTGGTTACTCGAACATCGATGTATTGCCCAATGGCCAATGGCGTGGCATAGCTGTTGGCTGGTATCAGCTCGATGATGCAGGACGACGCTTGGAAATTGTCCTGGATGAAATTGCGGCCGCGCGTGATCATTACGGATTGCACGCCGGTCAGCGTCGTGTACGTCCCGTTTTGGGTCGTTGAATAGTTGACGGTTGGCGCGGTGTAAGGCATTACGCGTTGGTTGTTTTAATCGGGACTGACCCGTTGGCCTGCATGTAGGTGCGGAGCGCGGCGACGACAGCGTTGGGGTCGCCACCATTGACGTTGATGTTCACGTTTGTGGGCCGTACCGCTTGACGGTTCGCTGGTTGCCCTAAGGCCATGAACGCGGCCGAGCTGAAACTTGCCGGGTCAAATTCCATCGATGGTGTCTGGCCGGCGTTGACGGCCGCGATGTTGCTGGTGAATGCATCGGTGACTGCTTTTACTTGGCTCACATCGGCCGTGAACCGCAAAGCAAATTCAGTGTTGGCAATGACAGCGTTAACGCCGTCGACTATGGCCTGTGCCTGATCGACGCCAGACTTGTACCATTTATCGGCAGTCAGTTTGGCCAGCTCGTCAGCTGCGGCGTTGATCGTTTTCGACCATTCTTTCAGGCTGGTCAGTCCCTCGTCGCCGCCGTCGATGATGGCCTGGGTAATCTCAAGGCCGGTGTCGGCTCCGGCCGCCAGGATGGCTTGAAGTAGCGTCGGGTCATCGAGACCGCGGGTAATTAGCGTTCTCAGGTTCATTGCCAGTTTGCTGGCTTTGTCTGATTGATCTTTGAGGACACCGAAAAAGGTTTGGGCGCCCTCGCTGTCGGCTGCTTGCCGCCAGGCTGTGCCCAGGTCACCGATCTGCACAATGCTGTCACGGATCGATTTATGAAACCCGTTGTAAATGTCCTGCGCGGCAGTCAGCTTGTCGTTAGCGTCCTTGAGCGCCGGGGTGAATTGGTCTTTGAGCGCGTCAACCGCCGCCTGGTAGGCCTTGGCCAAATCCTCTTTGATCGTTTTTGCCTGTTCGCGTACCGCGGCTGTTTTCTTGCGCATCGCGCCACCGGATTTGTTAGTGGCTTTCTCGAGGTCGTCCGTGTTGGTCGTGGCGAAACGCAGTTCTTCTTTGTACGCGGCCATGTGATCGGCCAGCTCTTGTACGTCGCGGGAGGCCACCGGGCCCATAAAGCCCTGCAGGTCTTTCTGCTTCTCGAGCTCCAGTGTCGTTTTGGCGAGCGCCCCGTACAGCTCATTAAAGTTTGTGCCGAGCTGGTCGACCATTTCGATGGTCTGAATGTCGTCTACGAATGGCAAGACGTTGGCCATCCGAATGAACATGTTGACAACGTGCGCGATGGCGTTACGCACCGTGATTAGGCCGTTCACGAAATTGCCGAGGCCGTTGAGAGTGCCGTCAGAGTCCCGGGTCAGGCCCTGCATTTGTTTGCGGAACATGCGCACCGCGCCACCGATGCCGTCCTCGTCCAACGCTTTAGCCAGGTCGCTGATCTTGTCAACAAACTCCGTGAGGATCGGCAACACCCGGTAGCCGATCTCTTCCCACATTTCACCGAGGCGTTCCTTAAGCCGGGCGAGGCGGCCCTGGAACGTGTTGGCTTGAGCTGCCGCCGCGCCACCAAAAATATCTGTCAGTTCGCGGGTCGCGGCCTCAAAATCTTTTGTTTTGACGGTGTTCTCATCGAGCGGGATGCCAAGTTTCTTGAGCGCTGACAGCTGCCCGGTGGCGGCTTTCGACATGGCCATTGTGACGGATTCAAGGTCTTTGCCGGTGGCCGCGGCAATGTCCATGCTGACGTTCATCAGCTTTTGCGCCTGGTTCTGATCCTTGGTGGCGCGGATCAGGTTGCCGAGGCCTTGGCGTACCAAGGTGTCTGATACGCCGGTGGCCATCTGTGTGGTGGTGACGTATTCGTTGAGCGACTCAATTTGGCCATTCATGGCCCCAATCGAGTTGCGTATCTGCCGCTCGAACGCCGCCTGGCTTTTTTCGTCCTCTGCTGCTGCTAAGGCGGCCGCCCCGAGGGCCGTCCCTACCGCTCCGATGGCGGCCGCCGCCGGCAGCATGGCTTTTTTGAGAATAAACGCTGCTTTTTCGCTGGTCGATTCCAGGCTGGAAAATTCACGGCGCAGCTTGTCGAAACCTTTGGTGTCAAGGCTCGAGAAAATTGGGATGTTGATTGCCATTACCGGGTCACCAGTTTTCTGTTCACGATGGCCATAACGTCCTCACAGATTTTACGCACCTCGGCTTCGATGGTGGGGGTTGCCTTTTCGGCTGCCGGTTGCATGGCGCGTGGCGCATGCGCCGGGCCGACCCGCTCACCATCGTTGATCAGGTTGGTGACGAACACGCTCGAGGTGTCGCGGATACCGGCGTGATCCCAAATAGCTCCGGCTGCGTCTTTCTGTTGCAGCACCAACAACTGAAATGGGGTGCCCTTAAAATCGACCGTGCGGCCGTTAGAAAACGTGATCGTTTTCGGTGGCCGGGCGCGTTGCGCCACGATCGTGCGGATGCCGCGCGTGACAGCCTCACGATCCCATTTGGTTTCGCTGCGGCCACCGATCAGGCCGCCACGATCCATGCCGGACAGCGGGGTTTTGCTTGGGATAAACGACCGGGCGGCCATGACGAGTTTTTGGCCGGCTCCGCCTTGAATGTCTTTAGTGATTTGGCGGCGCAGGGTGCGGTCAAAATTGTTGATCTCTTTGAGCGCCTCTTGAATGCCGTGTACCTGGAATGTGCTAACGGCGGCCATGTTCTCGTGCCTGCCTTTCCAGGATGCTTGCGACGGTGTTTAGTTCTTTGACCCCAAACTCTACGTCAGGCGGCCACCAGTGAAGCGCCACCAGCATTGAACACAGGCTGTGGCCTACTGTGCCGCCGTAGTAGGGTTTTGCGGGTCAGAGTCCAATACCTCGAGCGATTCGAGGCTGTCGCAAAACTTTTGGAACTCGGCCGGCACGACGATTTGGGCACGTTTCGATGCCTCGTATGCCAGGTAGGCCAAATCTTCCATGCCAACGGCTTGCGCCAGCTGCGGTGCTTTTGACTTGAATTTTTGTTCCCAGGCGATGATCACACCGAGGTTGGTTGTGACCTCGTGGGTTTCACCGTTGCGCGCATAACGCAGTGTGAGCTGCATGTCGGGCTGCCTTTCTGTTGGTTATCAGCTAGTTGCTTCGCTGTAAACGCCGCCGGTGAAACTTACCGTGCAGGTGCTGAGCGACCCGAGCTGGAAAGTTGGCGGGAGCGACGCAAGGAACGCGCCGGTCAAAGTCAGCTCCGGGTTGGTTGCGCTGGCGGCACCGCTGGCTGGCTTGACTTTTACGGTGGTCGTTGTGCCGACCAGGCTCTTAAGAGTTGCCCACGTTTCGGTGGCGGCAAAACTCATGTAGAACTCAAGGTCGACCGAATGGTCACCAAGACCCTTGACGTACTTGTTGTCAGTGTCGCCAAACGCGGTCGCGGTCAGCTGCGCGAAATT